CCCAGAAGGCGTTCCCTCTTCATGTACGGGTGTTATATAGCTTGATTTGATATTCCGCCTCGCCTCATTGTACTTAGACCACTTGTCTAAGATACTCTTAAAAGCACCAACTTGATGCTCGCTGAATATGGTCGAGTTCCGCAATCCATTTATAACGAAGTCTATCAACGTCGTAAAAGCTGGATGCTGCTTACAGTTCTCTAATTTCTCAATTATGGACAACTCCCAGTAATCTGGGTCGTATACCTTTTCGGGGAGGTAATTCTCGGGGTTTAAGATTGAATTTAACGCGAGAATGGTGGGATACGCTCCCTTGTATGATCCGTCAGAATCAATAAATATCATGCGCTGAAGGTATACTCCGAATTCGTTTGATACACGAAGCTTATCTAAGTTCACTCGGTAACCGCATATGTTACTAGCTTCCTCGAAGGCTTCTTTTATTGCTTGGACACAGTCTTCCTCAGGTAGGTCGGGACTAAATATTACTTCAAAGTAACTATCATCGCCGTCCACTTGTTTATTAAAACTAAGAGCATTCATCCTGTGGAATAGCAGCGTACTGACCATTTCCTGATGCACCAAGTTACCTCGGCACTCACAGTCGTTAGTCATAGTAGCCCCACTTGCCGTACCATGTGGGAGGGTAGAATAACCATCTGGTGTTATGATCGGCATTTGATAAGTGGCTCTGATGGCGCTAATCATCAGGGGGTCTTCACCATAGTGTGCAATGTACTGCGGTATAACCATAGCTTCATGCTGTGATTGCCCGTTGCATGTGTCCATTTTCTCGAAATCACCTTGTACAAAGAAGTGATTCTTCCGATCATTAAACTTCGAAGTTGAATCTTGCTCTGCAGCAAAAGGTCCCCAATTCAAAGTCGCCACGACATTATCGAAACCTAGTTTCGAACTCAATCGATGTGCGATCGGGTTATCCTGATTGTTTTGCACGAATTCAATCCACGGATTATACCATCTAGCTTGAAGTATCATCAAGCTAAAAGGCATCGGCATGAATACACGCGGTTTCTGTTTCTGAAACCTCGTGAACACATAGCCCTTGCCACGAGACCATTCGCCTGTTTCTAGCAATCGAAGTGCTTCCCTTTGTGCATCGGGATCATCTTTCTTCAGGTCGAACTGGTTCCAGCCGGCAGCACGATCCAGCAAAGTGCCTTTCGTGATAGAACAGGCTAGAGCCTGAGCCGGAGATTGCGGACGCAAATGAATGTGCCTCATGTGACCGACGATTCTAGCCATTGCTGCCTTGAATAGTGAGTGTTCTACTTGGACTTGAGTACCGTTTGAATAATACAACTCAAACAGTGGCTTTAACTCTTCCCACTTCTTAATACCACCTTGTGGGCCGAACTTCGATTGCCGGGATAACTCATAGTCTAGCATCCAATCAGGCAACTCCGCCTTGGTCAGGATGAGTATCCACTTTGCCAGAGCATCCATCGGCTCTAAATCATAGAGCGGGAACGATGGTGTGGTCTCCTTACCAGTAACCAAGACATCCATAGTACGCGCAAGATGCTCAGCCGCGAGGGGAGATACCTGCGGATCATCAAGGGCGACATAAGGCACGGGTACGAAACGCGTGTCTAACTTCTTCAACTTTACCATACTTTAATCCTCCTTTCAGGATTAG